GGTACGCGGCTTACGTATCCCATCTTCGTACTTACCTACTGGAGCTGACGATGGTGCCACTTCATTTCAAGATGGACGAGTTGGCACTGCATACATTCAAGAACTTCGCTTCAATAACTACTGCGAACGTCTGCAAGGTCTAATCAATGAAGAATTTAATCAAGACTTTAAACGTTATCTGCTAGAACAAGGTGTAAACATTGATACTGCGATGTTTGATATTATATTCCAAGAGCCGCAAAACTTTGCAGCGTATAGACAATCGGAATTAGACAATGCACGTATTCCAAGTTTTAGTCAAATACAACAAGTTCCATTTATATCAAATAGATTCGCAATGAAACGATTCTTAGGTATGAGTCCAGAAGAGATTGCAGAGAACGAAAGACTATGGCGTGAAGAAAACGACGAAAACCTAGATACACCTGAAACAGATTCTGCAGGTGAAATGCGTGGAGCAGGAATCAGTTCTGCAGGAATTAGCGCAGATTTAGATGGAGCAGAAGACATATCAACAGATGGCGAAGAACCAGAAGTAGGTAATGAAGCTAGTCCGCCCGAAACTACTACAGGATCAGACTTAGGTGCTGGCGGAGCAGCAACTGAGCAAACGATATAAATACTAACATGATACTGAGAGAATTATTTTATTACGATAAAGAAACATTAGAACCTACTGAAAATGATCAGTATGATCCTCAGCATGACCAGTCGATTGTTAACGCAGACGATACTCGTAAAACTAGATTAACATTAAGCCAAATAAATCGCGCCCGCAAGGCTGCTGAGGTACACACAAAAGAACAAGCAAATGAACTTGACTTTGTTCGACAGATGTACGGACTAGCAGCACAAGCAGCAGCGATGGCTTAATGGCAAAGATAGACAAAACTCAATACACTAAAGAACAATTTCAAAAAATAAGGGACAGACGTAAGTTAGAAAAACAACGTGCCTTAATTGAAAAGAATGAAATTGAACCAATTTCTCTTCAAAAAGATAGAAACTTAAAACTGTTTAAAACAGCATTTGTTTTAGGCAACGGTACTAGTAGACAATCTATAGATATTCCATCACTAGAACCGCACGGTATAATATACGGATGTAATGCATTATATCGAGAATACAGTCCTGATTTTTTAGTTGCTGTAGATGTTAAAATGATATTAGAAATAGCGTCTACAGGATATCAAAATACTAATCAAGTTTGGACTAATCCAAATAAAGCATATAGAAGTATTGAAAACTTAAATTTATTTCAACCAAGCAAAGGATGGAGCAGCGGGCCAACAGCACTTTGGCTTTCTGCTAGACATGAATACAATAAAATTTTTATTTTAGGATTTGATTATAAAGGTATCGGTGAAAATAATAGACTAGTAAATAACTTATATGCAGGCACTTTAAACTATAAAAAAGTATCAGACGGTGCTACTTATTACGGCAACTGGATTAAACAAACTACTAATATTCTTAAAGAAAATCCAAAAGTTATGTTTATTAGAGTTATAGCACCAGATAATTTTGTCCCGCCGGAACTAAATAAATTTAACAACATACAACATATTTTTATTGAAGATTTTAAAAAAATGTTCAATATTTCGTAGACTGTGCAATTTTTGCCACGTTTTTCGCCTATATCTATGTAGTTTTTCTTGTGTTTACTAAATACAAATGACAGCCTTACCATAGGTAAAACATTTATTAGGAGAATAACAATGTCAGATATCAAGAAATTTGAAGAAATGCTTGACCGCCTTGTTAATGAAGACAAGGAAGGCGCAGCAGATCTTTTCCACGAAATTGTGGTAGAAAAATCACGTGAAATTTACGAAAACTTACTAGAAGACGATCTTTCAGACGAAGAAGTAGATGAAGCTACTGATGAAGAAGTTGATGAAGCTACTGATGAAGAAGTAGATGAGTCAGATGACGAAGAAGTAGATGAGTCAGATGAAGAAGAAGTAAAAGAAGATTTTGATCTAGACGAATTTGAAGTAGAAGCCGACCCAATGGCAGACATGGGTGGCGATGCAGCCGACGATATGATGGGCGATATTGAAATGCCAGCAGACGATGCTGACGATCATCATGCAGACGTAGGCGGAGACGAAGAATTAGAAGATCGTGTTATGGACCTTGAAGACGCACTTGACGACCTTAAAGCAGAATTTGATAAAATGATGTCCGGTGAAGAAGGCGACGAAGGTGATGACGACGATGCAGACGACATGGGCGACATGGATGACATGGGCGACATGGATGATGAAGCTGAAGATGAAGCTGAAGAAGCAGTTGCATTTGAAGCAGACGAAGAAGAAGTTGACGAAGAAGCTGAAGAAGAAGTAAAAGAAACTTCAAAGGCTCCTAAGACAGCTACTGAGCAGATGCGCGAATATGTTGAAAAAGTTGGTGGCGATCAGTACCCAGCATTTGGCAAAATGGGCGACAACGGTGATAACACCAAGTCTCCTGTAGCAAGCAAAAACGACATGGGCGGCACTGCATCTAACTTAGTACAAGGCGGCGAAGGCAACAGCGGCGACCATAACGGATTCGCAGGAACTTCTGCAAAAGAAGAAAACGCTGGTAATGTTAACGTTCCAGGTGCTAAAGGTGCTACTAAAATGAGTGGCACAAAGGGCCATGGCGCTGAGAAAAAAGGCGCAGGCGAAACTGCTGCTAACAAAACACCAGTTATCGGCAAGTAAGGAAGTTTGAATGAGAAACTTACGAGAGCATTTGACATACGATCAAGCACAAATTGTGCTTGAAAACGACAACGAAGGCAAAGACCTTTATATGAAAGGTATTATGATCCAAGGTGGCGTTCGCAACGCTAATCAGCGAGTGTATCCTGTAAATGAAATTGGCAGGGCTGTCAAAACTCTCAACGATCAAATAAGCGGAGGTTACAGTGTTCTCGGCGAAGTAGATCATCCAGAAGGCCTTAATATTAATTTAGATCGTGTAAGCCATATGATCAGCGAATGCTGGATGGATGGTCCAAACGGTTATGGAAAATTAAAATTGTTACCAACCCCGATGGGGCAACTAGTTAAAACAATGCTAGAAAGCGGAGTTAAACTAGGTGTTTCATCTAGGGGCTCTGGGAACGTTCTAGAAGGAAGTGGCGAGGTTTCCGACTTTGAAATTATTACGGTAGACGTGGTAGCACAACCAAGTGCTCCAGGTGCCTACCCTACTCCAGTTTATGAGCATCTAATGAACGCTCGTGGCGGGATGAAGGCTTATCAAATCGCACAGGCAACTAAAGAAGACCCTAAGGCACAGAAGTATTTAAAAGAATCGCTGATTAATTTAATCAGTCGACTCCAATAAAAGGAGAACATAATATGTTGGATGCACTAAAAACACTTTTTGAAAACGATGTTGTTTCTGAAGATGTGCGCCGTGAAATCGAAGAAGCATGGGAAGGCAAGATTAAAGAAAATCGTCTTGCTGTAACTGCTGAACTTCGTGAAGAATTTGCTAAAAAGTACGAGCATGATAAGTCTGTAATGGTAGAGTCAATTGACAAACTATTAGAAGAGCGTCTTGCTTCAGAACTTGAAGAGTTTGCAGAAGACCGCAAGCAACTAGCTGAAGCTAAAGCAAAATATGCAGTAGCAATGCGTGAAAACGCTGATCTACTACAAAAATTTGTTACACGTCAGTTAGGTAAAGAAGTTAGCGAATTACACGAAGATCAAAAAGCAATGGCAACTAAATTTGCTCAGCTTGAAGAATTTGTGGTAGAACAACTAGCATCAGAAATATCTGAATTTTACGAAGACAAAAAAGATTTAGCAGAAACCAAGGTTAAACTTGTTAAAGAAGCTAAAGAAAAATTTGCAACAGTCAAATCTGACTTTCTTGCAAAAAGTGCAGCTCTTGTATCTGAAACAGTTGGCAAAACTCTTACTAAAGAGATGGGTCAACTTAAAGAAGATATTGAAGCAGCACGTAGAAATGACTTTGGCCGTAAGCTATTCGAAGCATTTGCAGGCGAATATGCTAACAGCTACTTAAATGAAAAGTCAGAAACTGCAAAACTCTTAAAAGTTGTAGAACTAAAAGATAAGCAGATTGCGGAAGCAAAATCACTAGCCGTTAAGGCTAAGACATTAGCAGAATCAGCAGCAAAAGAGAAACAAGCTCTTGTTGAATCAGCTAAAAGAGAAAAAATAATTAACGATTTGGTAGCACCTTTAGGTAAAAACCAAAAAGAGATTATGACAGACTTACTGGAATCAGTACAAACTAATCGTTTACAAACACAGTTTGACAAATACCTACCTGCAGTCATTGACGGCAATACTCCAGCTAAGAAGAAGGCAGTCCTATCAGAGGCAAAATCAATTACAGGCAATAAAGAAGAAACTAACGTTAGTTCAACCGCAGACGAAAGAGACAATTTAATTGACTTTAAACGTCTAGCTGGATTATAATTTAAGGAGATACCAAAATGTCAGAACTATTAGAAGGACGCTGGCAGGATACCAAAACAGCTCTCGTCGAAGGCCTAACAGGCACAAAGAAAGCTGTAATGGAAAGCACACTTGAAAATACTCGCAAGTATTTGTCAGAATCTGCAACAGCAGGTGCTACCTCTGCCGGTAATGTCGCAACTCTTAACAGAGTTATCCTACCCGTCATTAGACGTGTAATGCCAACAGTGATTGCTAACGATCTTGTTGGTGTTCAGCCAATGACTGGACCAGTGGGTCAGATCCACACACTACGTGTTCGCTACAGCGACACAGCAAACGGTGCAACAGCAGGCGAAGAAGCTCTAAGCCCATTCAAAATTGCTGAAGCATATTCTGGTAATGCAAGCGGAAAAGCTGATGCTACTGCTACACTTGAAGGTGCAGCTGGTAACAGACTAAGCATCCAGATCTTGAAACAAACAGTCGAAGCGAAAACTCGTAAATTGAGTGCTCGTTGGACTTTTGAATCAGCTCAGGACGCACAGTCACAGCACGGTATTGATGTTGAAGCAGAAATTATGGCTGCTCTAGCACAAGAAATTACCGCTGAAATCGACCAAGAAGTATTAGCAAGTCTACGTGGCTTAGCAGGTACTTACGAAACATACGACCAAGCAGGTGTTTCAGGTACAGCTACATTCGTTGGTGACGAGCATGCCGCATTGGCAGTTCAGATCAACCGTGTTGCTAACTTGATTGCACAGCGTACAAGACGTGGTGCTGGTAACTGGGCAGTTGTTAGCCCATTCGCGCTAACAATCCTACAGTCAGCAACTACTTCAGCGTTTGCACGTACAACTGAAGGTTCATTTGAAGCACCAACTAACACTAAAATGGTTGGTACATTGAACAACGCTATGAAAGTATACGTTGATTCATATGCTTCAGACAGCACAGGCGTACTAGTTGGTTACAAAGGCTCAAGCGAGTCAGATGCAGCGGCATTCTACTGCCCATACATCCCGCTAATGAGCTCAGGTGTTGTACTAGATCCAGACACATTCGAACCAGTTGTGAGCTTCATGACACGTTACGGATATGTTGAACTAAGCAACACTGCGTCATCACTAGGTAACGCAGCAGATTACTTAGGTAACGTTGCTATTACTAACGGAAACGTTAGCTTTAGCTAAGATTTACTTAGGTAAAAAAGTATTAAAGGGCGGCTTAGGTCGCCCTTTTTTTACGACTAAAACCCTAACCGAAAGGCTTTATGGCTCGTGTTAAATTTAATCCGAACATAGAAGTACACGAAACTACAAAAAAGAAAACATCA